GTCTCTATTTGGGTGAACTCTCCTATGACTGCTATTGCGGATGTTGCCGGTAAGGGTGGCAATCGTAAAGCTAAGAAGGTTACTAGCGAATACGCCTATAAGGGTGGTAAGCGTAGGCATGCTGTTACTTCTCAGGGTCGCATAATGATTCAGCGTTTGCGTGAAAAGAATCTCAATAACTTTGTTTATCCGAATGTTGAGGATTCTCTGGATGATGCTCAGGCTCAAGTAAAATTAGTCATAGATAGATATGCTCGCAAAGTGAACAGGAAACTCAATTAATGTCCGTAATTGTAAAGTTACTCTCAAAGTTTGACGATTCTGGTATCAAGAAGGCTAAACATTCTTTTAGCGGTTTACATAAAGCGTTAGGTGCTATCGGCCTTGGTTTAGGTTTGAAAGAAGTCGGCGATTTGCTTATAGAGTCGGCTAAAGCTGCTTCTGCTGATGAAAAGTCTATGTTGCTATTGAACACTCAGTTAGGTCGTAACGCTCACGCAAATAAGACACAAATAAAGCAGTCAAATAAGTTTATTGAACGCATGTCTTTACAGACAGGTATAGTGAAAAATCAGCTTAGACCTGCTTATGCGCGTTTTGCGAATGTTACACATAATGTGAAGGATGCTCAAAGACTTCTAACTATTGCTGTTGATGCTTCTGCTGGCTCTGGGTTGAGTCAAACTCGTATCGTGAAGGCTGTCTCTCAGGCTTATACAGGTAATCAAAAGGCTTTAGCCAAATTATTCCCTGAACTAAAGAACAGCAAGAATGCTTTAGGTGATTTGTCTAAAGAATATGCTGGCATGGCTGCACTCAAGGCAGACCCGTTCATGAAGTTCAATAACAGTATTGAGATTCTGAAAGAGAAACTGGGCACTGCTATTCTGCCTTTGATTTCAGAATTTGTTGATTACATTAGTAAGCCTGGCGGTGTTGTAGATCAGGTTGGTGCTTTCTTCGATTCTTTAAATGACCCTAAATCTGATGCAGGCAAGATGTTCACTGATATCAAGAATGCGGTGAAGGATGCTTTCGGGCAGGTTAGAGATTTCTTTGCTTTGTTTGGTAATGGTGATGCTGTAAAGGGTTTCGGTCAGATTGCAGGTTTCTTAGTTAAGATGATGCCTGCTTTGATTGCTTTAAAGGCGATTATGGTTCTTTCTGCGACAGGTAAGTCTTTGGTTGGTTTGGTTGCAGCTATTCAGGCTTTGCGTGGAACTGGCGGTGTTGGGGGTAATGGTGGTGCAAACATTATTCCAGGTGGTAAGGGTAAGGGTTTATTGACTAAATTGACTGCGACTCCAGTTGTTGGAACTATTGCAGCTATCTTGACAACTTCTGGCGATGCTATGTTGCCTACTCAGGGGCAGATTGATGCTCGTAAAAAGATTGACCCTAAAACTGGGCAACCTTATGGTTATGTGAATCCAAACATCTTTGGTGCTAAACCTGCTCAGAATCCGATTACAACAAATAACATCACAATCAATGTGCAGTCTGCTGATCCAAAGGCTACTGTTGATGCTTTGGGTAAGTATGTGAAAACTAATGGCAAACTTCCTGCCTCACTATTCCCTAGGACTAACTAATGGCTTTGCCAACACATGTTGTTGAGTTGCAGTTTGGTGCTTCAGGTTGGGTTGATGTTACTTCTGTAACAAATAACGTTTCAATCAATAAAGGTATTTCTAGACAGTTAGAGGACTTTTCTGCAGGAACTCTTTCTATCTCTTTTACTAATAATGACCGAACTTTTGACCCAACAAATACAAGCTCAATTCTTTGGTATGGGGCTGGCGGTTACAGTATTGTTCAACCTGGAGGCAGGGTTCGAGTTACTGCTAATGGGATTAGGCGTTTTACTGGCTTTATTCAGACTTGGGATTTCACTTATGATCAGGCTGGCTTTGATGGTAATGCTACTTTGTCTGCTTTGGATGAAATGTTTAGAGTTTCTAATGCCCGATTTAGTGCAGGGTTTGAGCCTTTAGTTCAAGATACTGGTTCTCGTTTTAAGCAGGTTATGTCTGCGAATGGGTTTGATTCTTCTGAGTATTCTTTAGTCAATTATGGGCAAACTATTGTTGGAGCCGATGTCCATAATGAGGGAGATAACGTTCTTTCTTATTTGCAGAATGTTGCTCGCTCTGAACCTGCCGATTTGTTTGCTAATGCTTCAGGTGTCATGGTTATGAAGGATAGAACTTTTGGCACTGTTGTTTGGAATCCAACTCTTGTTAGACAGAATCAGATTGCTTATCCTTCGGCAATTACTGGAGATACTACTGACTGGTTCAATGGTAATGGTTTAGGTAATGGTTGGATAAATGATTATCAGGCTTCGACAGCAACTTTCTTTAGTTATGGTGGAACCTCAAACGTTGCTCAAATATATTCTTCAGCAAACATCACTTATTTTCAGTATGTTGATGTGAATCAAACTAAATACAATCCAAGTAATGCGACTGCTCAGTCCTATGTTTTCTCAGCTTATTTCAAGGGCAATGCTCTTGCTTTGACTGGTAATGGTTTGAATGGTTCTTTTGCTTTGCTAGATTCTGCCGGCAACACTATCAATAGCGGTGGTGGTTCGGCTTTAGCCATAAACATTACTGGAACCTCAAACGCTACATGGTATTTGATGCGTGGAACCGCTGCAGCTTCAACAGGTATTGTGGCAGGTGTAAACATTAGAGTTTCTTCTCCTGGTACTGCCTCTGCAACAAGTCAATTTGTTGGCCATAACTGGCATGTGGAGAACGCTTCAACTTGGGATGGCAACTATTTTGATGGCTACTACAATCCTTATACTTCGACTGCTTCAACTGTTTATGTGAACGCTTGGGCAGGGCTACCTTGGCAATCATTCTCAGGGGTTGTCAGGAGCGTTTCTTCTGCTATTGCTGCACCAACTATTTTGACTTTTGCAGATCAGAATTCTCAGGGAACTGCTTATGGTAATGGAACTGCTTTGCCTTTTACTGACTTGTATTTGGCTTATGGTGGTGAGCAAATGTATAACAGCATTTCGGTTGTTGGCGTGAATGCTACTGCTACCGCTAAAGATACTGCTTTGATTAGTCTTTATGGTTTGCGTGACTGGGCTCAAACCGACAATTTGACTACTACTTTTACTCAACCGCAAACTATCGCAAATAACTATCTTTCAGCGTTCAAATACCCTGAATATAGGGCTCAAGAGATAACTGTTGCTTTAGAGGGTTTGACTACTGCTCAACAGAATAAAGTGCTGGCTATCGAGCTTAGAGATGTTATTAGAGTTTGTTTTCAACCTTCTGCTATCGGCTCTGTTATTGACAAATATTATGAGATTTTGGCGATAGATAGTCAGACCGATAATGAGAGACATCACATAAAGTTTAAGGTTGCTTCTCTCGAACATATTGCTTCTTTCTAGGTTATTTTTGAGATAGTAAACTAGGGTTTTAGGAGACCTTTTATGTTGATTTGCAGGAATATTGATTGTGCCGGTAATGGTGTCAATTCTGCTTCGGCTGATGAAACTCCTGTTTTTTGTGGTTTGTGTGGTGTGGAAATGACTGCTGATGCCTGAACCTAAAGTAACTAACCAAGACCTGCTTTTACAGATTGTTCGAGACATCGAGATTCTGAAGGCTAACTCTATTCAGATTTTGCAGGCCTCTCAAGATCATGAAACAAGGATTAGGGATTTGGAGAAGGAATCTAATCGGTCTGCTTGGATTCCTGCTTTGATTACTGCGATTGTTACTTCTGTTGCTGTTTATTTGATTAGTAAAGGATTGAAATGATTAACCCAGGAACTTATAACATTACTGCTTATCAGGGTGCAGATTGGGATAGAACTTTCACTATTACTCAGTCAGGTACAGCTCTAAACCTAACTGGCTATACCGCTGCTATGCAGGTGCGTGAAGCAGCCGACTCAACTGCTTACCTGCTTTCTCTAACTTCTGGTACAGGCATTACTTTGGGGGGTACTGCTGGAACTGTTGCTGTAACGATTACCTCTGCTCAGTCAAGTGCTATTTCGGCTGGCTCTTATGCTTATGATCTGGAATTGATTGCTGGGGCTGGTTCGGTTACTCGCCTTTTGCAGGGTGCTTTTACTGTTGTTGGGAATGTTACTAGATGAGTGATGTAACTGTTTCAGTTACCGAATCAACTACCTCTGTAACTGTTAGCGAGCAGAATGTTGCTGTCGCTATTACTGAAACTCCTACCACTATCTCAACTTCAACTGTTGGTTTGCAAGGTCCTCCAGGTGCTACAGGTGCTACAGGAGCCACAGGTGCTACGGGTACAGCTGCAACTATTACTGCGGGAACTGCTTCGGTTCTTGCTTCGACTGCGATTCCGACTGTAACTAATACTGGAACGAGTTCGGCGGCAATCTTTAACTTTGGTATTCCTGCAGGCCAAACAGGTGCCACAGGTGCGACAGGTGTTCAAGGTTCGACAGGTCCGACAGGCCCTTCAGGTGTTATTTCTGTTACTGCCCCAATAACTAACACAGGAACATCTAGTTCGGCAATTCTAGGTTTAGATCAGACTGCATTAAGTATTACTAAGTCTCAGGTGAGCGATTTTACTTCTGGAACTGTTACTTCGGCTGGAACTGCTCAACAGGCTGGAACAGCGGTTTATTCGACTAGCTCTGGTTCGGCTTTGAATGCTGGAACTGCTGTAAGCCTTTCAGGTTCTATAACTAAGTCTCAAGTCAGCGATTTCACTTCGGGAACTGTTGCTGTTGCTACTAATGCCTCGACTGCAACTTATTCAACAACTTCAGGAACAGCCTCTTATGCGACTCTTTCTGGTACTGCTGTTTCTATTTCAGGTTCTATAAGTAAATCTCAAATAAGCGATTTCACTTCGGGAACTGTAACAACAATCTCAGGTTC